CGACGCCATTGAAAATTTGGAAATTGCCGAGTTTAATAATCGAAAAATTGTACTCTCCACAAAGGAGGGTACTCCTATGAGGATCCACTTCCCTCGTCTGTATATGCCTTTCGGTATTAGTGGATTCACCCCAGAAGTCGGACCAACTAAATATAACGTAGATCTGGCTCTTAAGGGATACGATGAAGATGGTAGTTACATTAATAAGTTTTACACATCTATCCGAGCTATCGAGAATAAAATTATCGACGCTGTAGTTGAACAGAGTGAAAAGATTTTCCAAAAGAAAATGACAAAGGAAGAGCTTGTACCAATGTTCAATTCTAATGTAAAGGAAAGCCCTGATCGTGAACCAAAGTTTCGTCTAAAGGTTGATACAGATCACAATAGTCTCATCAAGGCTGCCGTCTATGACGCAGACAAAAATCCAATCAAGACTGAGGTTTCAAACGGTCTCTATGCAAGAAATAGTGGTCACGCTATTGCTGAACTCAATAGTGTCTATTTCTTGAACAGAAAGTTCGGTTGTACTTGGAAACTTAATCAACTTGTGGTGTATGAACCACAAAACCTAAAGGGATTTCAATTCCAACTCTAATATAATCTTTTAGTTAAACTTGTTCCGGGTTTGTTCATGTATTTAGCAATGGGTTGGTAATTTCTATACCCACCTGGCATTTTAGTGAACATAGCCCCTCTACTCGTGGCATAAATACGCCTCTTTGAACTGTCAAGGAAGTTTGTGTTCGTTGCAATCTTTTTAGCGCGATCAAGTACGTTTTGTACACCTGGCATACTTATTTATTGCTTTTATTTTTATTCAAAAGGAGAATATGATATATAATTTGAGCCTCCTTAAGAAGTTTACCCTGAATTTTGGTAAACCCCTTAGGGTCTTTTCCTAGCTTAATCTTAGCCAGACGCACGGACTCGTTCCATGTAGCAAGAGTCATTCTTATATTACACCCAGATTTTTTACGCCATCTTCGCCACCTTCGTCTTGTACGCCTTGGTACCCTCCTTGGGTTGAAGCTTGAAACCCTTCTTGGTAGGCTTGAAAACCTTGACAAGATGCTTCTTACCCTCCTTCTTCATACGAGCAAGCGCAGCCTGCTGAGCAGCCTTGCTCTTAATCTCACCATTATCGAGGATGAGATCCTTCTTCTTGAGACCACCCGCAGTTTGGTCAGCAGTTCCATGGAAAACCTGAGCACGAGAACCAATCATTTTGTTATACATTAAGCTTTGAAAATTTTCTTGATGTCCAAAATTGATATTTTTTCAGTTGTTCTCTTTACTGGTATTTGTCTTTCAACCCTCTCATCATTGAGAACTTTTGAACACACGATAGATTTGTGACCTTGGAGAGCCATCATTTCTTCTTCCACGGAAACAAATGTATCAGTCTCTCTGTATATGAGTTTCTTAACAAAAACCTCTTTAGTCTGCCCTGTACGGTGTGCCCTACCAACAGCTTGTAACTCTGTAGCAGGATTCCAAGATGGTCCAGTAATATAGACGCGGGTAGCTTCTTGAAGGTTGAGACCCTGACCCCCAGATTTGATCTGAATAATAAACACAGAACCTGGTGGAGCCTTTTTGAATAGGGTTATTTGTTTGTCCCTGTCATCCTTTGCCACTGATCCATCAATCCTAAATGTGGGACATTCCATGTTACTTTGAATATAGTCCATCTCACCCCTGAATTGACAGAATACGAGAGACTTTTCCTCTGGATGGGAGTTAATCATACGGAAGAGTGTTTCCATTTTATTGGACCTCCCAACCCATTCTTCTGCTTGCGTTCCAGACTTTTTCGCAATACCATTCAAGTACATCTGCGGAAGAATCATACACTGCCTCGCACGGAGAAGACACTCCAAAATTACCATATTCTTGGAGTTGAGACTGACCGCATTTCTGAAAGCTTCTTGAATGGTAGCCTGTGCATCGTGAAATACAAACTCGTAAAGTTGCCTCTCATCTGGAAACATATCAAGCTCAACATTCTCAAAGTAACAGTTCGGCAGCCTCAAACGCTCGTTGATCTTAGCCAGGTCATCCTTGGTTCTCCGAAGGATGTAGATATCTTTAATTTTATTGGTCATCCCCTGAACAAGGGCTTTGTCAATACCAAGGAAATGACAAAGAGACACAAAATCTTCCATTGAATTGAAGACAGGTGTACCTGTAACAATCCACTTGATCGCGGAATTGATACGGTATACACTCTTGAATAGCTTTGATTTCTTGTTACGAATCTCATGAGCTTCATCAAGGATAACCCTATCCCAATTTTTTTTATGGATGGGTGTGTCTTCGTGGGTAGATAGTAGAGAATAGGGCATGATCACAACGTCAGCCTCCTTCAGCTTCCTGTCTGGACCATCAAACACATGAACAGACATTTGAGGGGCAAACTTTGCAATTTCATTCACCCATTGTGTGATAATAGATTTGGGTACGATGATTAGAGTGCTTTTTTGGAAGTTTCCTAACATTGCAGAAACCACCTGCACGGTTTTACCCAAACCCATTTCGTCACAGAGGAATCCACCCTTGGGACCGGATTCCTGATTTTCCATCGTAAGCATCCAAAGAACACCTTCTCTTTGGTAAGGTGCAAATAGCCTACCATTGAGGTTATCTTTAGCGAGGTTGTAATGTTCTTCAATTTTCATGATAATCGTCTTCGTCAGAAAGTGTTTGGATTTCACACTTGATTGGTTCAACTTCCTTTTTTTTACGGGTTCGCTTTGGCTTAGGTTGTGGAAGTTCATCTATGTGTTCCCTAAAATAGAGGACTTTCTTCCAAAATTCGTCCATCACGGGGAGGTAGGTCTTGAACCATTCGCGATCCCTCTTTACGTTGACTACATCAAACTCTTCCGGCTTAGGCCAGTTAGTATAGGCAGGTTTGTACTGGATGAAGTCAGCTTCTTCCAGATCTAAGATCTCCATACAGAGCTGCAGCTGTGGCATATAGTGTACTGGGACTTCCCCTGGGATGATAGCTCTCTGTGGAGGGCATTTGATCTCTACAAGCTTACCCGATTCAGAAACACCATCTGGACTTCCACCAAGCCATTTGTGCACGGGGTGGGGACATAACCCCAATTCATGTACTACTTCCCCGTGCCTCTCTTCGTATAGAATGCGAGCTTCGTCCTCATATAACTCACCGTGACGAGTGGCTGCATTTCCGGTAAACTTTTCCCCAAGACCGCATTTTTTGAGTAGAAGGTCTTCGGGTTTCTCGTATGGGTTCTTTCCGATACACGTAGCACAATCAGATGCTGTAAGCATGTTGCCACGAAGAGCGAGCCATTCCTCACTCTTCTGGGCAGCGAACTCAATTTCGAGTAAGGCTTTAACATTCGGATGCATATTAACTTAACATTGTGGGCAGTTTTTAAGTTGTTGAAAAAAGATCATAGCTGCATGTTGTTCCGCTTGCTTCTTACTTTTTGCATACCCTCTACCAGCAAACTGATTATTTACAATGGCGTCAATGAAGAATACACCATCTTCGTGAGACACCACACGATATTCAGGTAAGGGTAGATTGTTAACTTGACAATACCTCATTAATTTATCCTTGAAATTGTCATCAATCATAATGGAATTGAGATCTATATATTTAGGATCTTGGTAGATTCTGAGGACAAATTGTTTCGCATGAAGGAGACCCAAATCCATGTAGATGGCACCCACGAGGGCTTCAAAAACATCTTCGAGAATCTTTGGATTGTTATTCCATGAGTTCCTCATACCCTTCTCATCCATGATAACTAAATCATTGAGACCTAACTTTAGGGCTATATCTGCGAGGGTCTCCGAACGAACGAGTTTTGTACGAGCCTTGGTGAGAAATCCTTCCTGTTTCTCTTCGTGGCGATCGAAGAGAAACTTGGTGATGATAAACCCTAACACGCTGTCACCCATAAACTCTAAGGTCTCAAAGGATTCTGTAAATTGTTCATACTCTTTGAGTGCTGATTTATGTGTAAAAGCTCTTTGATACAAGGATAGATCTTTTATCTTTGTAGCAATAAGCGTTTCTATTTGTTCCTTAGAAACGAACATATTGTTATTATGTATTATTTTTTTAAGCCTTTACAGGTTCCTTCTTCACGTAATGTGGAGAGAGGTACTTCTGGAGGTTAAGGTAGGTAACAACAACGTCAGCGGGAGGCTGGAGAAGATCCTTAAGCTTGTCGTCAAGAATGAGCTGACGACCGTTATCGGGATGCTTGAGACCCTTCTCAGTGATGTAGGCGTTGACCTTCTTGGTAACCTCCGAGCGGGAGATTAGCTCACCCTCGGGAAGTCCAAGGAAATCGCGCAACTTAGGTGTGATTTCCTGCTTCCTGTTGAAGCCGTTATTGGCAGAGCGAGCCTTAGCCTTCTCACCGTCGGGATCCTCTTGGTGAGTCTTCACCTTGCGAACAATCTTGGTGAGAGCCTTGACATCAGCACGGAGAGCGGCAAGTTCAGTTTGAATAGTTTCAAGAGACATTATATCTATATTAGACTGGTAATCTTTAAGTAAGATACGAGAGAAATACGAGAGAAAACATGATCAGTAAAATGAGTACATAAACCTCTGTACTGAACTGTTTACCTTCTATTCGTAATGGGCGTTTTATGATCCTGAAAGGTTCTTTTGGAAAATCCCCGGGGCACCCACCAGCACAACATTCATTTTCTGGACAGGGTACTACATGGGGTCCCCTCCTTACACCGCAAAATTGTCTTTTTTTTGGATCCCAAACGTCGTCGTATGCGTAGCATCTGCATTCGTCAATTATACTACAGACCATATTATTATGTGAGAATATAATAATGGACACTGATATTTATCCAGAAGCCACCATCCAAAAATATTTAGATGAAAATTTATTATTCAAGGATGCTAAACTGAAAAAATACTACGAAAGGAATGAACAGAGAGATCTTGGAAAATTCAGATACCGTGTAACTACTACTCATAAAAATAAAGATTTTGAGAAGATTGTATACTTAACAGTCACTAACTCTTTGAGAGATATCATATTGGAAACTATTGGTGAGATTTCTGAACATATGAAGACTATGGGTGATGTAATTGTAAGTGGTGGTGAAGCTTTCAATTTATACGTAGAGTACAAAAACAGGATTGTCACAACTGATATAGATGCAAAGTTTGTTCCACGTATGTCTGTTAACCCAAAGTTTTTTGGTAAACTTCAAGCAACTAAACTCATTCTCTGGGATAAATTGGGTGAGATATCTAAGCGTTTAAATGCACGCGTTAGAAAGCGGATGTTACTCGTAAAGTCTAAGAATCCAAAACTTTTTAAGTTTTTGGGTCTTAGTATTCCACCTTCTGGTGCATCTGTAACACGTAGATACACCTTAATCAAAAAGAAGAAGTCCGGTACTACCAACGCTCCCAAGAAAGGGGATGTGTTCATTGATGTTGAATTATTTGCACTTGATTTAAACGTTCGTTTCTTTTCACCCAATAGCGGTAAAATTGAAGGTGTGACCCTCGGTGGTATTCTTGATATTCCATTCATGAGACCAAAGGAGTTTGGATATGAGGTTGTTTTAACAAGGCGTAAGGGTATAACGTACAGAAATCAAAACACTGGTAAATTGGTTACCAATAACAAGGTTTTTGTAGCGAGTAAAGAGTTTCTGATTGAAGACATCTATCTGATGAGTAAACTCAATCTTCGTCCAGAAAAGAAAGAAAAGGATCGTCAACGTCTTGTTAAGCTTGCACAACTCCTTGATAAGAAGGTTACTGCTTCTAATTCGATTGAAGATATTTTCAAGAGAGTAAAGCGATTAATTACGAGGAAAGGTGCTCCAGCGACAAAGAAGAATGCACAGGTATCTGTATCTCAGGCTAAACGTATAGATCCTTACAAGTATAAAAACTTTACAACTAAACCATCAGAAGATAAGTTGTCCAAACAGATTGTTCATGGTTTGAAACCTGTTACAAATAATACTAACATAAATGGGTACAAAAAATCATCTGGTAATCAGAAACTGAATCTCAAATCGTTAACATGGAAAAATGTAAACAACAATTCGTATGTGAAGAATGAAGTTAATTTGAGACCCGTGAATGCGAAGAAATTACCAAAGAACATAAACCCTTTAAACACTCTCTATGGTTATAATCCCAGGAGAAACGCGTGGGTCCCTAAAAATATGTTAAATAAGTCAGCTGCTATACCATTTGTTGGTTTAAAGAAATGAGACACAAACCATATATAAAATGCTTTACAACGCCCCAGCTAAAGGTGAAGATGGTCTCTATTTTGTGAAGGCTCTCAATGATTCCAAGCGTAAATGCCTCGTTCAATTGAACGGTGTTAAGATTTTGGACTCTTCAGGTGATATTGCTATAAATCTTGAGTCTGATGTTAACATTGCCAAGATTCAAGCGATTGACACCGAGAATCTAGGTGCCGCTGTTGAGAATGCTGAGACCTGGTTTGGTAAGAAGCTCAGTGAAAAGGTTGTTGAAGGTGCATACACTTCCAGTATTGCAGACGGTCAACTTACAGGGGAGCGCATTGAGGTTATGAAGGTTTTCAATGTTGAACAGGAGGAGGTGGATTTTGAGAATGTTAATCCTGAGAAGTCTTGTGATGTCATTCTCGAATTTGCGGGTCTTTGGTTTGCTAAGAAATCTTTCGGATCTTCGTGGAATGTTGTCCAGGTCAGGGTTCACCCAGACCCAATTCTTGACACTTACCCAGACGGATTTGCTTTTGTCAGTCTTTCGGATGATGAACAGTAAAAAAAATTGTTAACCTAATATAAAACATGATGAAGAAGGGTCGTACCCAAAACTTACTTATGGTCCTCGCCGTTGTCGCACTGGTCTATGTTCTCTTTACTCTTAACAACAAGTCTGAGTATTCTATTAAGGAGCGTGAGTTCGCTGCTGTCGGTGCCGGTCCCTCTGCTGGTCCCACTGCCGCCCCTGTTGCCAACGGCTCTGGCTGTGGTATGGAGAATGGTGTTGGTCTTGCTTCTTCTCTCCTCCCCCGTGAGGTAGCTTCCCAGGAGGACTTTGGTGAGTTCGCTCCCGAAGATATCCTCGCTGGTCAGAACTTCCTTGAGCCCCGTGCTCAGGTTGGTTTCCCCGAGTCCGTTGGCGGTGCCCTCCGTAACGCTAACCAGCAGATCCGTGCCGAGCCTCCTAACAGCAAGGATCCTTTCGTTTGGAACAACTCCACCATTGTTCCCGATACCATGATGCGCCCCCTTAACTAAATACTTAAAGATTAGATCTTACTTTTATATAATAAATATGTCAGTACCAAGTGAACTTTCTGAGAGCGTATCTAAGCTTGTAGATCTCACAAAGCAACTTTCTGACGCAAAATCTGATATCAAAATCCTAAATCAGGAAGAAAAGAGACTGAAGGAGTCTGTGAAGAAGCATATGATTTCTCAGGGTATCGATACCATTAACCTCAGGAAGGGAAAGATTAGCATTCGTAAGAGTGTCCGAAAGTCTGGAATCAATAAGGATGCTATTAAGGATGGACTTCTTAAGTTTTTCGGTGGAGATGAAGCTAAAGTGGAGGGTGCTTTAAACGCCATCCAGGACGGTCTAAAGACCAAAGAGTCCACTTCTATTTCGTTAACCGGTATAAAAGATAAACCCTCTAAAGAAGATAAGTAATAACCATGGTTTGGAGCCAATACGTATACGAAGCTACCGCTTACAACGATGTTGTTGGTAGTGATGACGATGAATACAACGATGACACTCCTCTTAATATTGAAGACTGGGAAGTCCAATATTCAGATGAACTACGATATATGTGGAATATGATTAACACATTGGCATATGATGCTCATATGAATCACTCAGGCGAGTTTTGTGATTTTGTAGAGTTTTGTTCTACGGAGCATATGCCTCATCCAGAACGCACTATTTGGGAATATGAAGAACAGACCGGGTGGTATGAAGAGAGACTTTCCCATATATGGAAAAATCTCAGGCGTGCTATTAATGAAAACGGTCTTCATGAAGAAATGATGAGAGGTGCTACGTTTAATAACTTTACTCGTTTCGTCAAAAATTATATGCATCTATATTAAATGTTCTCCGTCCCCGATATCACCTCGCAAAAAGTTGCCCTCCCTGCAGCCCTTTTTTTGGCTCTAAGCCCCGGTATTCTTGTGACTACCGCGGGCAAAAACGTGAAGTTTATGAACGGCAAGACCAATCAGATGACCGTTATGTTTCACGCGCTTGTGTTCTTCCTTGTGTTCAGCCTCGTCGCGCGCTGCATGGGTCTCGTGCTCACCAAGACCGATCTTCTCGTGACCACCTCTCTCTTCATCGCCCTCTCCCCAGGTCTTCTTCTTACCCTCCCTCCTGGCTCGGGCGGTGTCTTCCAGTCGGGACAAACCAGTATCCCTGCCGCTGTGACTCACGCGGTTGTGTTCGCTGTGGTGTTCGCGTTACTTCGCAAGCAATTTCCTCAGTTCTACTAAGTAGGAGAATGAAGTACCTCGTTTTGGGTCCCGCTTCAATGGGGATATTCTCAATGATTGGAGTCTTAAAAGGACTTGAATCTAAATTGGTAGATGTGAAGGAGATTTCCGGATCATCAGCTGGTTCAATTATAGCTTTATTCTTAGCATTGGGGGTATCTATTGATGAAATACTAAATATCGCACTCACATTCAATATCCCCGAATTTGTTAAAATACGTATAGGCTCCTTCTTTACCAAATTTGGATTTGTTGATTTAGATCCTATACGTGACAAAATTGTCGAATTGTGTGGGTGTGACCCTACATTTGAAGAATTAGATATGAAAATATACATTTCAGCATACTGTTTAAATACTTCAACTACGGAGTATTTTTCACGTGATACTCACCCTAAAATGAAAGTAATTGACGCTGTATGTATGAGTATGGCTATACCTCTCATATTTGCGTGTGGTAAATATGAAGGTAAAACATACGTTGACGGTGGTACACAGGAAATATATCCCCTCTCACCATTTTTAGATAAAAAGCCATATGAAATTACATGTATTAAATTAAAAATGGATAAGATTTACCAAGAAGAAATAAACACACCAAGACAGTTTGTAGAGTCCCTCGTTCGTGCAACTATTGTAAATAGAAGTGAGCATAATAAGGATGTAAACTTGGTTGAAATTGATATTGGTGAAACTAATGTGTTTGATTTCAATATGTCGTATGAAGATAAAATTAAACTATATAATTTAGGATATAAAACTATAAAATAATTCGTTACACTTTTTTGTTAACTTAATATATATAATGGATGCGTGTGATCCAAACGCGGATATAGCAAATCTCCGCCAGCTGATCAAAACCAACATCGGAGTAGATGTTAAGTTAACAAAAGATGAAATATGTCAGGCGTACGAGGATATCCAGGGAGGTAAGTTACCCTTACCCCCTTTAGTCATGAACTCCAGTCGTACTTATCTGGTGGACAAGAAGTCACCTTTAAAACCAAATGATTATGAGTTACTCTTCGATTCTACCACAAAGCGCACAGACCTCAAAAGGATTGCGCGTAAGGTTGATCTTAAGAATGTTGATCAAATGACTAAAATCCAGATTGTTGGCGCAATCGGTAAACGCTTGCGTTACATGAAAGTGCACGAACCTGTCAAGTTTGCCAGGAAGTCTCGTGTAACTGTTAACAAATACACAGCAGTGAATGCCAGCACTAACACAGCAGTGAACAATGTTAATAATACCAACTTAGTGAACAATGGTTTGAATACTAACCGAACGAACAATGGTTTGAACACTAATAGGAACAACGGTTTGAACACCAATAGGAACAATGGTTTGAACACCAATAGGAACAATGGTTTGAATACTAACCGAACGAACACCAGTAGGAACAACGGTTTCAACAACAGCCCTCGTGCTTCCAACGGTGCCCGACCTAATGTGTTTATGAGGAATAAAACACTGAACAACAAGAATGTGTTTAAACAGGGGAGAAAACCCGCTTTTTTAGGTGGTAATCAACGCGCTGTCCGCGAACCTATTGTTGCACAGGTGAGGAGAAATAACGCTCCAGTAAACGTTCGAGTGAATAACACCCCCAAGAACAAGCCCGGTTTTCTTGGAGGTCTTTTTGGCAAAAAGAACTATATTCCCGCCAAAAAGTTTAGTGGTGAGAAGAAGGGTTATGCTTTTAAAACCGGCAACAAGGGATTAGGCTACTATAAAAATAACGGCGGACCGGAACCCACTGTGGGTCCACCCCAAGGTCCAGCTTTACCTACCAAGAACAATCTTAAACCAGTCCCAACTACACTCCCAAACGGAGATTTAACCATACAAAACGCAGTTGCCAAAATTAAACAGATGGGTCTCAGACGTGAGAAGAAGTTTTTAGAAAAGTTAGAACTTGGAGGGGTCGCGAAAAAGGTGGTAGTTGCTGAAGCTGAACTGTATTTAGAAGAGGAAAAAAGGTTCCTCGCTTTCGTAGATGGTCTTAAACTACTCCCAATAGAGAGTGAATACATCAAACAACGTATGGCTGTAGATGAACTCCAACAACTGAGGGTTGAAGCTCAGATGAAGGCTGATGAAGGAGCTAACATAGAAAGGAGTAATGAGGAGAAGATGGCTATGTTTTTAGCATCTACCAAACTTAGCCAGGAAGACAAAAACGCTTTCTTAGCGAGAGCGAGAAGAGGTAACTCTAATGTTGATAATTTGATTTTGGAAATTAAGAAATTAATATCCAATGAGATGAATCGTGTTCTCAATAAGAAGAGACAGGAGTTTAAGAATCTCCTTAAGGACTATAACAAACTGAGTGATAAGGACAAGGAGGATCTTGTTAAATCAGTGAGTCAAAATACAACCACAAACTCTATGAAAAATATGGCTGAAAAACTAATTAAGAAGAGGATCGAGGAGAAGAAGACCGCCACGGCTCAAAACCTTCTTTCATTCCTCACACCCCTCAAAATCAACCAAGCTAACAAAAATACGTTTGTGAAGCGTTTCAAGAATGACGATGTTAACGTGAATACTCTAAAGAAGGAAGCCCTAAACATGGAGAAATCTCGAATGTCTGGAAATGTTGAGAATCTTCGTGTGAAGCTTAATACACGCCTGAGTGAGATAGGTCTCAATCAGGTAAATCAAAATGTAATTACGAAGAAGTTTCGTAATGGTAACATGAATGTTGAAAAGTTAATTCAAGAGGCTAAGCAGTTGAAGGCTATGAGAAACGCGGAATCCGGTAACAAAGCTACACAAGAATACATTTCTTATTTGGGAACTCTCGCCAATCTAACCAATGAGGATAGGAAAGAATTACTAAGAAATGGTAACTTAAACCGAAACAAGGCTCTTAATCTCTCTAAGAAGCGAGCCACTGAAAAGAAGGAAAGGAACAAGAAAGACTTCATCGGGTTCCTTGCCGAGTTAGGTCTTACCAATGAAAATAGAACTACTATGATTAACAAGTACAATGCTAATAAGTTAAATGTCGAGGTTCTCAAAAAAGAAGCTATTGGGCTTAGGAGTGGTAAGATTTCTGAAAAGAAGGCGAAACTTCTGGCTCACATGAACACTCTTGGTGAAGTTCTTACATCAGAAAATCGCGGAAGGTTATTAAATCGCGTTGAAAATACAAATCTCAACACTCTAAAGGCTAATGCCAATGGAATTGCTAAGAAACGTATAGGTGAGAAACAAAATAAGGAAAGAAAAGAGTTAGAAGCCTATATCAATAGTTTAGGTCTCGGAGTGAACAATAAACGAAGCATTCTGAATCAAAATCCTACACTTAATAATGGTAAGCGTTTAGCCAACACCAAAGTAAAAGAGCGGGTGGGTCAAAAGCAAAACATTAAAAACAGGAAAAACTTGGAGAATTATATCAACAGTTTGGGTCTCAATACGAATGATAAGGTAAACATTCTTAATAAAGATCCTAATCTACCCGAAGGTAAGAGATTGGCTAACAATAGACTTCAGATGAAAATTAGAGAGAAGAGGAATAAGAATAAAACAGCTTTATCCATCTACCTCAATAAGTTGGGTCTCAAGAATACCGAGAAGAACCAATTTCTTACAATTATGAATAGTCCAAATGCAAATGTGAATAATATTAAGCGGAGGGCTAATGCATTCATTCAAAATAAGAAGACGCAAAAACAACGATCAAATCGGGAAGAATTTGAAGAATATCTTATGCAGATGAATCTCACTAACGAAGAGAGATTTCAATTCATAGATATAGTCACACAGACTAACAATACTGATGTGAATTCTCTTAAGAGAAAAGCTAATACATACCTATCTGAAAGAATTAAGATTAGAAGAGATACGATGCGTCAAGAACTTGCTGCCTATATACAAGGTCTTACCAATCTGACTAACAAAAACAAGAATGACATTATGAGGGAGTTTAATAGTACTAAAACAAATGCAGGTATTCTCAGGACTCGTGCAAATTCTATAGCTAAGCAGCGAAAGAATCAAAAGAATACCGAGGACGAAGGCGCCTTCCTGAACTTCCTCGACACTCTAACAAACCTAACCGCTAACAACAAAACTCAAATTAGTTCAAAATTAAACGGGTACTACACAGATTTTGAATCTCTTAAAAAGGCTGCTGTGGATTTATCTGTACAGAGAGCCAAAGAAAAGCGCACCAAGATAAGGGAAGAACTCAAGGCATATGTGAACGAGATAGGTCTTACCAATAAGTACAAGGCTCGTATTATGAAGGCTCTCGATAATAAAGTAGCAAACCTCAATACTCTAAAGACTGAAGCTAATCGCATGAAAGATGAGATGGATGAAGAATCAAGAAGCGGAAAGCGTAAGAATCTTCTCAGACAATTAACGCAATTCAACATTACCAATGAAAACAGATCGGAACTTATGAAACAATTTGGTAATACCAACAATTCCGCTATAATAAACCAGGCAAAGAGAGTTGAAGCTAATAGGAGGAGCACTAAACGTGACGAGCTTTCTTTATTCATGAGTGAGTTAGGTCTTGAGCAAAACGATAGAAATCTTATTTTAAAGAACTTTGATGCCAATCCCAAGAATACAACTCTTAGGAACAAGGCTACAAAGCTTAAGAAAAGTAGAAACACGGAAGATCGTGCTAAGATTCGAAGCGAACTCAAGGAATATCTCAATACACTAAACCAATTGAATAAGTCTAATAAAAAGAAGTTATTGGCAAACAACACTATGTCTTACAACAATGTCAAGAATGCAGCTAATCAACTTCAGGGTCAAAAGAAGGTTATATCTGAACGTAAAAAGGAACGTGAGGAGTTGGGTAGGTATATCAGTAAGCTCTCTATGCTGAATAGAACCAATAAGAAGAGATTGATGGCTAACAATACAAGGAATACCAGCAATATTAAGGCTGAGGCTAATCAACTTCAAGAATCTAAAAAAGGTGCAAAGCGTGCTGCTAACACCAATGGTATTAAAAGAGCTATGAATGGTCTGGGTGAAGAGGATCAACTTCTCATATTGAACAAGTGGGAGACTCAAAATGTGTCTTTGGGTGACATTATAAAGAATGTTCAGGCTTTAAAGAAACGGAGAGCTACTGAAAAGTGGTCTATAAATCGTCAGGATCTTCAGGATCATATGAATGGTCTAAATATAAGTAACACCGATAAACAGAAGATTCTCAAAATATATAACAGTCGTAAGGCTAACGTAACAACATTGAAAAACCGAGCTACACAGCTTAATGGGGTAACAAAAAATAAGGAGAGGCAGCGTGCGGAACTTTCCAACTATATTGATGGTTTAGGAATCAATGGTGCTCAACTTCTCAAGAAGTTTAACGATGGTAGGTCAACCGTCAATAAACTCAAGACTGAAGCCAATAAAATGAGAAAAGTGGCTAACGCAAGTCTCGTGAACTCTAAGAGGAATCAGTTACGTACCCACATGAAGAACACTCGTTTGGATGATAAGAATAAGAAGTCTTTCATTAATCGTGTAGCTGTGGACACGAATATGAACTCTCTGAAGGGTGAAGTTAACAATCTTAATACTCAATTGAAGACTCGCGATGAAACAGTAGCGGCTAAGAAGTCTGAAATCAGTGTGTATGTAAATACACTTAACGATCTTAGACCTGAGAACCGTAAGACATTCATAGCAAAGGTTGTGAATGCTAACACAAATGTTGATGTTCTCAAACGTGAGGCTGCTACCATGAATGGGGCTATTAAGGCTAGAAAGGTTGAAAAGGAGCGCCAGGGAGAGGAAGAAAAGAAGAAGATGGAGAAGAAGAAGTTTGAAGTTGACAAGGCACGCCTTGGTAATCACTTAATGAGGCTTAAGCATCTCACAAACCCGGAAATGGAAGATTACATGAAGAGTTTCAAAGAGAATGGTGCCAAGATTGAAAATGTAATTGCAACTTCAACAGCAAAGGATAAGGATAATGAGAAGGATAAGGAGACTCTTAGGTTCTACATCAGAAATGCTAAGATTCCACAACTCAAGAAGAATACCTATCTTAGAGCACTTCTTCAACCCCATGTGAACATAACTGAAGTTAAGTCGGGTGTGAATATAGATAAAGAACGTGAGAGATTGGTGGGTGAGCAGTTGAGGGCTCAAGTTGCAAAGAAGATTCAGGCTTTAAAGATGCTTACTCCCAATAATAGGGCTAAGCTTGTGAACAGTCTCAAAAATAAGCTTCCCGATGAGGTTCTGAAGGAGGCTCAGAAGCTCGATGCTGAGAAGAAGGGTGTTCGTAACAAGTCTACTAAGAATGTTGCAAATCAACTTAGTAAACTCACTGATATCACGAGAAATAACCGTGTTGCGTTAATGAAGCGTCTTCCAACCAATGGTCCTGAGAAGGTCTTAGCCAATGCTAAGAAGCTCAATCAGGAAAGGAAGACTGCAGCTAAGCAGAAGGAGGAGAAGGGTGTTCGTAACAAGTCTACTAAGAATGTTGCAAACCAACTTCGTAAACTCACTGATATCACAAGAAACAACCGTGTTGCGTTAATGAAGCGTCTTCCAACCAATGGTCCTGAGAAGGTCTTAGCCAATGCTAAGAAGCTCAATCAGGAAAGGAAGACTGCAGCTAAGCAGAAGGAGGAGAAGAATAAGAGAAATACGGAGAGTGTAGGAAAAGCTGACCTCATAAGAAAGGGTGTTGAAGATAAGTTCCGTAGGATTAACGGTTTAACTAAGCAGGATGTAAAGGATTTCATGGAGAAATGGAATAAGACTAAGAATAAGAGGTTATTTGACGAAGCTCGTAAAATGGGTGCAAAGAAGGCTGAAGAAAATAACGATGCAGCCGCAGAAGCTTCCAGACTCTTTAATGCTGGAGGTAATGTCAAGAACCTCTCTCGTGGTAAGAATGATAGGGGTGTTGATAAGGAACTCCTTGAAACTGTGAGAAAGTTTGTTGGATTTGGTATAGGTGGTAAGAGACGTGAAGCATTCTTAGCCCGTGGTCGTGGTATGTCTAGTACAAAACCCCTAATTAAGGAAATTCAGGAACGTAAGCTATTGAGAAATAAGGTTATAGCTGATTTGCAACGCCGCAATGACGGTAAAATGAGAGCGCAATACATAGATCTACTTGAAGATGGTGACAAGGTATGGACTAATGTTAAACAAACTATTGATAGAGGGTTTAAGCGCCGTGCACAGGATATGGAACAAAAGGAAGCTCAGCAAAGGAAGGTTGAGGAACAAAAGAAGCTCGGAGAGGAGAGGGCTAAGAAGATGAGGGAAGGAAAAGCCAAGGGTGATTTGTCCAAGTCTCTCTCTACTCTCAAGGCTCTTAACAGGGCTAATAGAACAGAGTTCATCAAGAGGCTTAATAAGGGTAACACCGCGAGTGCCATTTTACGAAATGCTCGTAAGAGAAACTCTGAAAAGGGTTTAGCCGCATCCAAACCAAATAGTAATCCTCTGTTCGCACCAAAGAACAACAAGGTTCCAGCCACTAATAATCCATTGTTTACATTGAGTGAGAGAAAGCGTAATCAAGAAGAGGCAGCACGCCGTGGTGTATCTGTCAAGAAGGCTAAGAAGAATAGACAGATGAAGGAAAAGGGTGAGAGAGCCAAGATTAGGGGGGTAGAGGAAAAGAAAAAGGCTGCATTCAATAATGTTATGAAAAAGAGTAATGCCTACGTGGAAGCCAAGAAGAGGGAGGAGGTAGCCAAGAAGAAGGCTGAATCTGAAAGGGCTTTAGCCAAGTCTAAATCTAATATGGAAGCCCGAAAGAGATCCGAAGCTCAGTCTGTCCGCAGTGAGACGGAGAGGCGTCGTTTAGCAATGCTTGAAAGACAAAAGAAAAAGAACGCCAAGGCTGTATTACGAAAACAGAATAAGAAACTCGCCAAGGCTACTGGTCAAGGTGTAAAGGCGACTCAGAAAAAGCAACAAGCTACCCGTCGTCGTAAATAGTTAAAGACTTAAAGCAATTTCTTATTAATGGGAAATTGTGATGTGTGTTGCGAAAAGTTCAACAAAATAAATCACAAAAAGGTTGATTGCCCCTTCTGTGATTTAGACTGTTGTAGGTCTTGTTCACAGAAATACCTTCTTTCTATAACAGATGACCCACATTGTATGGGATGTAAGAACATGTGGAATAGAGAGTTTGTTGATTCATTTTGCACAAAGTATTTCCGCAACACAGAACTTCGTCGTCACAGAGAAAATGTCCTATTTGAAAGGGAAAAGGTACAAATGCCTTCAACGCAACCAGAGGTTGAGAGGATTAAGGCTGTGAGAAAATTACACAAAGTTATAAACGTACAGAGAGGAAGACTAATAGAATTGTATAGAGTTTATAAAATATTTGGTACGGGACACCTCACTGTCATGAATGAAATACCTGAACCTGTACAGGAATTAAGGGCAGAGATGGAAGAAACATACAGAGAACTCTCGAGACTTCGTAATGGTGGTGAGATTGTAGATGGTGATGAACCCAAAAAATTTATTCGTAAATGTCCAACTGAAGAATGTAAAGGTTTTATGAATGAAGAGTGGTTCTGTGGTCTATGTGATAATCATTTTTGTGAACATTGTAATGAAAAGATTACTACTGATCATAAATGTGATCCAGATGCAGTTAAAACTATGGAACTTCTGAAGAAGGATACTAAACCATGTCCAAAATGTGGAACTATGATTCAGAAACTATCTGGGTGTAGGCAAATGTGGTGTCCGGATTGTCACACAGCTTTTGATTGGGTATCTGGAAAAATAGAAATGGGTAGAATCCACAATCCTCACTATGTAGAGTTTAGGAGGGAACGTATTTCTTCAAGAGAACATGGAGATATTCCGTGTGGTGGAATACCAACATTTAGGGAACTTCGTGAGATGAATGCACCTAATAATATCACGCGATTTGCTAATACATTGAACTTCCTTGATAGAGAGATAGCTTATCGTTATGGTGACCTATATGATCATGGTAACAGGTATCTTAGAGTAGGTTACATGCTTAATGAAATCAATGAACATTTTTTCAAAAAGGAAATACAGAGACGTGACAAACAGAGGGAGAGATTCAGAGATGTAAATAATATTTTTAGAATGGTTATAGATACGGGTGGAGATCTATTACGACAGTATGCACTTGAACCAGAAAGATACACTGAAATTATAGACATCTGTAAAAAATTGATAGAATACGCCAATGGGGTTCTTGAAACTATACGTAAGCGATATACTTGTATTCATCCCCAAAATATTTATCTTCATTAATTATAATATGATTTTGTTGCTGGTCATTATAATTTTGGTTTGGTTCCTCATTCCAAAATATAAAAAACCACAAGTGATACCTAATTTTATTTCAGATGAAGAGATTGATCATATCAAAAAGGAGGTTGAAAGTAAGTTTGAAGTATCTACTATTGATCAAAACAAGACAACTGATAAAACTATCAGAGATAGCGACACCGCGTGGTTAGATCTCGAAGATCCAGTAGTAAACGGAGTTGTTAAAAAATGCACATCTTTGACGGATAGACCCATTGCTAACTGTGAAAAGTTACAGGTAGTGCGTTATAGACCGGGTGGATTTTATCGTCTTCACCAAGATGCCTTTCCAAAAGGTAACAAAAGAATGTATACTGTAATTCTCGCACTTAATGATGACTATGAAGAAGGTGAAACCGAGTTTCCAAATATCAAAAACAAATACAAGTTGAAGAAGGGTGATGCCCTCTTCTTTCACACGTTGGACAACTACGAAATGATAAATTCCAGGGCTTTACATGGAGGACTTCCAGTAAAGTCTGGGGAGAAGTGGATATGTAATGTATGGGTTCACAAATATCCTTATGAGTGACAACTATACACATTTATAGCTACAGTGATCCTGTTAGGTGTTTGTATTTCTCTAACATTGTGATACAGAGTTGCTGGAAATACTAATACAGTACCTTCTTTTATTTCACTTTCATGTCTAGTATCAAATTCACTTTCAAAGTTGTCTTCGGTTGATACATACATAGAAAATGGATTCCTAAAAGAAGTTGTATTAGGTTGATCTTCATCCCGTAATATGTAAATTAATGAAAAAGAAGGAGTGTACTGTCTCCCGTTTATATTATATGGTTTGTATGAATTATTATGTATATGATATTCAAAACAACCACCTTCTTTGTATTCGCTAAACCATGTACTGTCTATCAATGATTTTTTTATAGTAATTGGATTTCCACTACGATTTGAATTTAGTTGTCTAATTGCTTCGTTAATCGGTTTCCATACTACTTTGTTTGCAATACCTTCATAGTTTTCTAATAAGTTTAATAAAGTACAATCTTCTATACCATAACTTGTAGATCCATTTACTATTCCTTGTTTATTATCTTTAGTATTATTTCCAATACTTTTAATTTGATCTAAAAACATTTTCTTGATATCTTCGTGATCTTCTACCTTTTCCCAATATACAAAATTAGATGGGAAATTGTGAATACCCATTATTTATTTAAAGATAATTCACATCTTTAAGCAAATGGTTGATGTAACAGATCTCGATACATATCCCGTGTGGTACTCATTTTGTATCGCGATGTTAATGGGTGTTACTCATGTGGTATTGGGACCCGATCATGTGAGTGCTCTCGTACTACTTGTCGCGGGTGTTAAGAGACATGAACAAATTTGTGATACCACTAATAAATGGCAGCTTTGTAAGAAGTCTGCTATGCAGGGTTTTAGATGGGGGCTTGGACACACAATAGGTCTCACTTTCATGACTGCAATTTTTATGACATTTAGGGACGATATTCCCATGGATGAAGTTGGAATAGTGAGTGATTACATTGTTGGTTCTATGATGATTCTAATTGGATCCGTTGCTCTCTTTTCATTATACAGATGGCATAAGCGTCGCCAAAGACAACTTTTACACCTACGTGATATAGAGACGAATCACTCAAGATTACACCCAGCTGATGGTTGTCCTCTACCTATATTGGGTAATTCAGAGGCACATGTAGAAGCTCATGAATACAATTTCACACATCGTCATGTCAATGAAAATGATGACGAAAATTCAATTACAACATCTAATACATTATGGTCCAGGTTTAGGCGTTGGAGAATGGGTGATACATTTACAGATAGCCCCACGAGTGCATACGTAATTGGCGGTGTTCATGGTATTTCTGGATTATCAGGTGTTGTATACGTTTTACCCGCATTATTTCTTGACGATACAATGCGTCTAGTTCTATACCTTCTCGGTTTCGCAATCACATCAATTGGAAGTATGTCAGCTTTGGGTGCTACGTTAGGTCTTATGCCACAAGGTACAAAGAATGTAATGCTTTTCAGTGGTTTCGCTGGTATGTGTGCATTAGGTGTTGGTACTATGTGGATTGTACTGACTTATATGGGTAAATTAGATTTATAATTGACTATAAACATTGAAAGCAATAGTTCGTCTACCCGGTTTTATACATTTCTTAACCATATGTTCAAGTTGACTTGGAAAAATAACAACACTTCCTTCTTTTATACTATTCTCTTTCATAGTATAAAAAACGTGATGATCAGTCAGGTCAGTGAAGGGTTGTGGTGTTGCATTCGGAGTCTTAAAAACTATAGAACTTGTTTCGGTATCGTCGTGTAGTATATATATACCGGAGAACGTTGGGTATAAGTAATTACCATTATGTAGCTCCCGACCACCGTGGTGATTATGAAACTCTTGAAAATCACCCATTTTGTAAGTATTAAACCAGTAATTATGGATAAGTGAGCTTTTTATATTAATTTTATGGTTATATGTGGAGTTGATTTCTCTTATGAAATTGTCAATGGGTTTCCATATAATTTCATCTATATCATCTGAACTTAAAAATGTATTTTTATCACTGAAAGATGTAACATTAATATCACAAAAATTAAAGGGGTTTTTTAGAGGTGTATCTTTACGCCGTTCTATTTGGTCTATTACTGGCATGTACTTTGATTTTAAAATATCATGGTCCTTTAAAGTTTCCCAATATACATAAGTAGTTGGAAATTGGTGATGGGGCATTCTTACCGTATTATAAATAATAATCTTTAAATTACAGAATAAGATTATTTGATCCGATTGCAAAAGAGATCATAATTCTACCAGGTTTTCTCATCATATCAACTCTGTGATGTAAAGATGCGGGAAATATCAAAACAGTCCCTTCTCCAATATCTTCTTCCTTTTCAGTTTCAAATAGAGTTTCTTTCATTCCATATACACTTTTGGCTAGCATATATGGTTCAACAAAAATAGTTGTGTTTCTCACATTTGGATCTTTTACTATATAAACTAATACAAATGATGGTCTATATTTAATATCATTTTTAATAACTACATCATTGACTACATGTTCATGCATCGCTACAGTTGAATTTTCAGTATATTCTGTTAACCATAGTTCATGAAGAATAGATTTAGTTATTCCTATTTTATTAGTATTTTCTCTTGCATTTAAAAATTCCAGTGTTTCATTTATCGTATCCCAAACAACATCTTTGATTAGATCTGGATTTTCATATTTTAACTGATTGTTAAATTCATATAAATTATAAGATGATAATCCACCGGAAATAAAAGCATGACGGAAGTTCTCCCGTAATTTATATTTATACTTTTCAATAAAATCTATCACTCTTTTTTTATATATTTGGTGATTTGCAATTTGCCGCCAATATACAAAATTGCACGGAAAATAGAATACACCCATTACTAAATACTCTAAAATAATTTTTAAGCAACTTCACACATATCTTGAGGTTTCGCGAACTCTGAATAAATATTAAATGTATAAATTATTCTATTTTCTTTTTCAATTGCATGAACCTCGTGATATAAGTTTGATGGAAATATCATGACAACACCTTCACGTATTTCATTTTCATTTTTGGTATTAAAATTATATTCTGTTGAATATGAAAGACTTGGTATCTGACCAAATGGTTGTTTAAACTCAGTTGAATTATTTTCATTTGGGTCATTTATAATGTAAACTACTACAAAACTTGGTACTTTTGTATGTGGTCGGGGGCGACGCGAAGCTTGATGCATATGGCACCCGATACTTCCACCTTTACCGTATATAGACATCCATGAATAATCTATGATAGAATCTACAATCTTAATCTTTTGGTAATTATTTCTGTCATTTAATTCTTTTATGAGTGTATCTAAACTATCCCATACAACTTCTTTTATAATATCTAAATTGTTTTTAACTAGGGATTTATTAAAAATGTCAGGTATGTCACCACTCCTATCAGTAAAACTGCTATAACCATTTCCTATAAGTCCATGCTTTGTAAATGCAGATTTATTATTTTCTATTTCATTTAATAGTCTCTTTCTAAACTCTGTGTGATTTTTTATTTCACGCCAGTAAACGAAATGGCACGGAAAGTAATGTATTCCCATTAGGCATACTTACTATAATCACTGTAATTATCTTTAAATATTATTTTCTCATATAATTTATATGAAGTCTGTGGTATTCACATATGGTCGTTTCAATCCACCCCATAAGGGTCACCGACTCATGATTGAACAGGTCATAGAGACTGCTCGTAAGTCAAATAAGACCCCAGTTGTTGTGGTGTCA